AGAAGCGAAGGCAAGTGAGGACTTATGACCCACAAGGCAGTTAGAGGCAGCAGAAGAAGTGCCATTGGCGTTGAGGATATTGTTGCTCATGTACACCTTCAACCCATCAATCTCACCGATGAGACCATTCCGAATCGGGGAAGTGGTGTCGCCAGTGAAGTAAGCCTGAGCCAGAGGCCCCTGCTTCAGGATGTTGGCGTAATGGTTGCTAATGACCGCCCAACGCTCCCCATCGCGGGGAACATTCTGGTAATCCAGAACCTCCTGCGCGTACTGAAGTGGCTGTAGGCTGTTCGCAGTAGTCAGTGTGGCGAGGGGGATAGCGGTGGCATTACCAATCTGCACAGCCGTTCCGCTCCAACCCACGGTGTTGGCAAGCGCGATAGAGGCTGGGATGCCCTGAAGCACGGCCTTATCAACCGAAACCTTCATCTGCCAGCTAGCATCCTCGGTGATCTTCTCGATGAGGGCCAGATCACTCTGGTAGTCATCGATGTAATCAACACGGAAGGCATAGAACTTCTGCTGGTCAATATTCAGGATGATCTGCTCATCGCTGATGTCCTGATAGGTGATAGGGGCATTCACCGAGTAGTCGGAGATATTGACGGTGGGCACCTTGCGGATAACCACCTTATCGCCGAAGCCGTTAATGTCGCCCTGCCATGCAGTATTCGCAATAGCAGCGACAGCCGAAGAAGCATAGAACTTGTCCTGCATCTTGGCGGAATAGACTTGGGGAACAAAAGCCCCAGCCGAGAGGTTAGCACCGATACGAGCGCCTGAGAGAGCCATGTGTTATCTCCTTAGATCAGCTGGAAGCCGCGAACATCAATACGGACTTTGCCGTTCAGCGGGGCAGTGGAACCAAGCAGGACACGAAGGGTTCCGGCAGTGGTATAGGTTTTGGACATGGAACCGGCCAGCGTCGTAACACTGGTCGTATCCTTGAACTTCCCGGAAACACCAACAGACTTGGCGACCGTGCCAGCAGCGGCGGTAGCGGAGGTCGTGTTGGGGAGGTAGAAGCCAGAATCGGAACTATCGCCAACGCCAAATACGCTAGAACTGGTGGTAGATGCAACCAGGACCGTGGCGAATACATCTTCCACGGTAAAGCCAGCAGGAAGGGTCAGGATGTCAGCGGTGTCAGCAGCGGCACCAGCAACACCAGTGGTCGTGAACTTGGAAAAGTCCACAACACGGGAGAGGGTCTGAGGAACCTTAATTTCACGCTGGAAATTCTGGTCCGCAAGCCCAAGGGTCATATCATAGTTCGCCATTTACGAACTCCTTGTGGGTATTAGGTTTCAAAGGAAGCCTTCAGCCTTACATTAAACTCTTCCTTTTCCTTGGCAGACATTCGGTGAACATTGTCTTGATAATGTTTGATTTCTGCCGTGGTTAGGGGTGCAGGCTTATTAGACTTAGTGGTTGGATTAGGCGTGGATTTGACGGTGGGAACCTTATCGCTAGGCTTGTCAGAAGTAATCTTGGCGGGGACCAACGATGATTTATATCGGTTAATCACTTCAACAATGTCCCGAGCAGTAGCAGGAACCTTGCCCTCATAAACCGCCTTAAACAGGGGCGGCGTGTCTTCCGCTTCGACCCAGTTCTTTAGGCCCTCTGAATTGGCGATTTCCTGATAGTCCGGGTGCGCTTTCATCACATCCTGGACGATCATTAGACCTGCCTGCTCATCAGCCTTCTGTTTCTGGATCGTTTCTCCGGCAGCTAGACGCTTGTCAAGTTCCGCGATACGGGCCTCAAGTTCAGCCTGCACCTTACGGGCCTTGCGCTCAGCAATCTTGGTTACCTCGGGGAGATCCTGCTCAAGGTCATCTTCCGGCTCCATCGGCTTGGGAAGTTCTCTTTCTTTTTCCTTGGCTTTAAGGATCTCGTTAAGTCTCTGTTCCAGTTCTGCCTGCCGGTCTGCCTGATCCTTCTGTGCCTTGCGAAGTTCAGCGGCTTCCCGCTGGGCCTCGTTCATCGCCTTTACTGCGTCCTTGTATTTCTTGTCCTCGTCCACTTTGGGTTCCGGGACTGGCGCGGGTTCGGGTTCGGGTTCAGGCTCCGGGGTAGGCTCCGGTGTGGGTTCCGGGGTAGGTTCCGGTTCGGGGGTGGGCTCGGGTTCGGGGTTAGTGAGAGGTTCTGGACGGAGGTTTCCCTGCTCGTCGAAAAGCTCACGCTCCAAACGCTTTGCGTCTTCCGAGAACTGCTTGGACTTATTGTGAACACTCACTTCTTTGCTCCTTGGACGGCATTATGCTTGGTCCGTTTAATAGGGAACGGCGCTCAGGATTGAGGCTTGGTTCCCCTGTTACTCATATAATTACTCACATCCTGCCGTAAAGTCAATATACGCTTCCATATATTTAACTCACCTTGGATGTTTTTAAGGTTTTCGGGGGTACATACCTCCAGCCTTTCGTGGCACTTGTTCTTTTCCTGAATGGCCCAAACCATGAAAACATCCCACTCTGGGCGGTTCACGACAGCGGTTAGACGGTCAAAGGGAAGGTTCTCATTCATGCCACATCCTCCATGTAATTTACGAAAGCAATCAACTTGTTATAGTCCCACACTGGTTTGGCCGGTTCTTGGATCTGTAGAGTGGCATTGGGCCGTTGGGCAATAGGCTTTTGGATGATGGTGATTGAACCGGAACTAGACTTTATCGCCTCAATGTTGCGTTTTGCAACGCGAACAAGGCCTACAACTGGTCTGCGCTCGTATGTGTAATTGGCATCATTTTGTGCATTTTGGGGAACCGCGACTTCATCTATTGCTTCTTTGGTTGCAGGTTCGGCGCTGTTAATAGGCATCTTTGGTGCAACATATCGGAACGGATGAGCGTTGGGGGCCGCAAGGGGGATGTGCTCGATCCTAGGGGCACCCTGGGTATTGGGGACCGGATCTACATTATCCAACACGACCTCAATGACTACCTGCTCATGCTGTTGCTCCTCTTCTTTCCGTTTCCGCTCAAGTTCTAAGCGTTTTTTCTGCTCCCAAGCCTTCCGATACCAGTAGTATCTAAGCGCCAAATCCTGTGATGCACCGCCGTTTGCTACCGGCGTTCCGATTTCACCGATGCCTTGAACCCCATCTGGGAATGCCGTGACGGATACATCGCCACCACCATTAGCAACCGCCTGTCCGACCAATCCGTTCCCGAATACGCCAAACGGAATGACATTAGAATCACCAGAACCAACTGGGATTCCAACCGATCCAGAACCCTCTACCCCATTAGGCAAGGATGTTGCATTGCTACTCGCGCCGCCAGAGGCTATTGGAGTCCCAACGGAACCCGTTCCCTCAATACCCGTGACTACACGATTAGATGCACCAGATGCAATGGGTGCCCCGATGGACCCCGCACCAACCTGTCCAGATGGTGAAGTTATAGCCGCTCCCGATCCGGTGGGAGATCCCACAGAGCCGGTTCCCATCACACCGGCTGGAATGCCGCTGACATTCGCTTGTCCAATAGCTGTAGGGGTGCCAACCGATCCTGTCCCAGACACACCAGTAGGAGTTCTGTTCGCATCACCCTTTGCAGCCGCAGTTCCTATAGTCCCGCTACCGGCAACCCCTACTGGGGTTCTGTTCGCATCCCCTTTTGCCACAGAGGTGCCAACTTGTCCGGTTCCAAAGACTCCCGACGGCAATCCGGTTGCATCAACAGCACCAGACCCACCAGAGGCGACGGGCGTCCCTACCAATCCTGTCCCAGATACACCATTGGGGAGTGCGGTACCCAGACCAGAAGCCACAGGTGTCCCTACCGCCCCCGTCCCATACACACCATTAGGGATTGCGGTGGCACTACCGCTTGAAGCCGCTTCCCAGAACTCCGAACCGGTCACAGCCCCCAGAACCCCCGTATCCCGGAGGTTCTGAGCAGTGGCGCGGGTGGTCCAGAGCATGGCTACTTGGCTCCGATGGCAAAGGAGCCGACGCTGATGCCGGTGCTGGATGTAGTCGTCCAATACAGCGCATTGATGCAGGCATTCGCTCCGACTTTGGGCTCCCCGAGCGCCGCGAAGTCCTTGGTGTCCGCGTAGTTCGCGGCGAGGCTCATGAACGGTGCTAGCCGCTTGACCGCCGTGACGCCGAAGCTGCCAGCGGTGCCCGTGGTGGCGCTGAGGGTCACGCTGTCCACAGTCTTGATCCACTTGCCCACGGTGCCAGCGGGCGGCTGGATCGGAAGCAAGCGGTAGGCTGGCAAGGATGCCGCAACGGTGACGGTCACGGACCCGGTGGACGCATCGTTATAGGTCACGGCGCAAGTGGCGGTGACGCCGGTTGAGCCCGTGGCGGAGTACCATTCCAGATACCACTCCACATCGGAGTAGTCCGATGAGCACCGGCCATCGCTTACGGGCGAGGTCATCGCCGCGCCGGTGGACTGGGCCGTGGTCACTGTCCCGTTGAGGCCGCCCATGTGACCCAGGCGGTCCACCAGCCACTTGCCCTGACCCGCGTTGGCCTGGGCGATTGAGCCCCATAGCAGGCGGCAGGTTGCGGTGCCGGGGTTGATGTAATTCGGATTGTAGGCTCCGAGCGTGGCATAAGTCGGATTCGCCCACGCTCCGGGAGTCGCGCCCGCCGCAGGCGCACCTCCCTCCTGCCAGCCGGAATACCAGTTGGAGGCTACGGCGGTGAGGCTGGTCTTGTAGATGTTGAACCGCCCACCCGCGCCGGAACTGCCAGCGGAAGCGAGGGCAGATACAACATCAGAGGTAGTAGCGAAATCGGTCATGGCATAACCCAATCAATAGAACTGATAACAACCATTTAGGCTATACGGATGACTGCGGTTGCTCCAGGTGCGGGTAGCTGCAAGGTCCAGGTTCCGTTGCTGGAAGTGGCGGAGGTAAAGGTCAAGATAGCGATGATCTTATTCGATTTACTGCTGTTGTAGATTACCGCAGCGTCAGCCGTGATTGAACTAGAGGGCCAGTTTGGGTCAGTCGTCCAATCCAGATACCCCGTCGTTCCAGATGTAGCAGATGTATAACCCGCCATTGTGGTGCCACCCTGGGTATAACCATTAGCCGTAGCCAATTCCCCGGCCGTGGAATAGGTGGTGGATGTGGCATCGAGTGACGCATTAGCCTGGACATATAGGGCGCACTTATAGACATCACTGGAAAGATGGACACCCGCCAGGAAGTCGGCCTTAGCCTGGGTTGGGATGCAAGCAGTAACAGCCATTTAATTCTCCTCCCCTTCTTCTTTTGCCTGATCTTCAACGATCATTTCGACACCTTCTGGGTATGCAGTTGCGTCCATTTATTTCTCCCTATTCAACAGATTCAGCGAGCATTGTTCCATCAGGTTGCTGGGTGAACTTATGTTTCCCTGCCCGGTTGGGGATATTGATGTGGATATTAGGCATCATGGGTGGTGCCGGGGTGGTAGGGGGTTCCTGAGGCGGGGGCTCAGGTTCGGGTTCCTGGGGGGCTTGGCCACCCTGTGGGTTGCTTGCATTGATTTGCGATGCCATTTCAATATCCTGTTGCAGGACCGCAAGTTCTTGCTGGTCAGCAAATGCTTTGTTCTCTAGCACATTCTTATGCTTCATCATGTCGAGTGCCGCGATGGACTGGGGATCGAGTTGGTTAATCATCGCCAGCCACTTCTCGAAAATGATGGGGTAGATCGGATCGGTGGGGATCGTCTTTTCAAGAACCTGCATCATCATGTCAGGCGGAGTCGTTTCCGCCTTGGGCTTGGGAACATTCTGAACCTGTGCCATCTTCTCGGCCTGCTGGACCTGCTGTTGCTGGTTCTGCGCCCGGATCTTCTGGACCTCTTCATCCGAGTAGACAATGTTGTCATTGACAATATCAAGGCCCCGGAAGATTTCCTTGGCGACCTCTGCCATGTTGATGTAATCAACCGAGCCAGGGATCTGGCCGAGCGCGGCAAATACTTCCGCGATCTTCTGCGTTGCCATTTCCTTATTCATAAGGCCGGTCACGCCACCCGCATCTACCTGCATATCACCCTTAATCGTCATGTCCGGGTTGTATTGCATCTCCCAGTCATAGAGGGCGCGGATCATGGGTTTCGTAAGATCGTTATCAATGTTGAATACCACGCCCCGCGTGTAGGAATCAGCGGCCCCAAACAGCATGGACATTCCGCCAGCGGTTCGGTTGTGCTGTCCATTCCCAGCAAACCCAGACGCCATATCTGGCATACTGGTTACTTCCTGCACGAAGTTGCGGAAAATATCCTGGATCAACTTCAAATCGCCCATGATACTTGGGATGACCTTAAACTGGACGGGCT